CTCAAATCACAAATTGCATCTTTAATATTTTCTTTAGCAGAAATGCCGATCACAAATCTCTTATCATCTTTTTTTCCGTATATATACATTGTTCTATTTCTCCTTAAAATTATAAACTAGTGAGCAACAGAAGTATTGCGACTACTTCACAGAGGTTCAGTCAGCGTTGCGCCGAACCGAGGTTAGAAAGAGGATTCAACCAAATACCTTGTTATTAACTTATAAAAGATCTACCTTCGGTGTATCATACATTTGCTAATCAATAAAATTTTATAGTTAATATTATTTGCTCACTAGTTTAGTTAGTGTTGCATTGCTCTCCAACCGTTAGCTAAGAACCCTAGCAGTTCTCTTCCAGCTTCTGTTTTAGACATCAAAATTACAGGTTTTAAATCAAGATACGCATACACTGTTTGATGAGTATCTTCAACAGTCGTATGATAATCTTTCAATAATCGTACAACTAACGCGGTATCTCCCACACGTAATGCATCCTTAATAAAGATTCGTTGGTTCGTTTTACACTGCACATTATGTCTTTTGAACTCTATCCATCCTCTAAATATAGGATGCGAAATGTACCTATCGGGTATCCCAGATTTTTGGTAAGAGTTCCCAACAAACGCAACAACTTTGGAGCCCATCTTTTCGACTCTTTCACAGAACCATCGAGTGTATGCACTTTCATTTGCAAAGTTCACGGTAGCCTCCGTACTTTTTCCACCAAGAGTCACTTGTAGTATCAGCACCATTAAGTACATCGCTAACACAGCTGTCAAACAAACTCCAGTCAGGTAATGTTAATTTTTTCAAGCGCTTAATTTCTTGCTTACGAGCAGTAGCGTCATTTTTCCAAAACTCAACAAGTCGTTTCATATCACCAGGTTCTTTAATTCGAAGCGGCGAATCTAGCGGGTAATATAACTCGAGTGGATCAAATGTGTATTCTTCACCGCTTCCATAGAAAATGGGCAAACAATTTTGCTCTAAGCAAAAACGGATCTTATATGTATAAAATCTGTTATTTGTAGCAAGCACTGTGGTCTTAGCGTTACCGTATGCTCTAAGCATCTGATCTAAGGTTGTAGGAGGCCTCATAAAGGACGCGTCATACTTACTGTAGTATTCCCACCCTTTACCATATAACCTCAATCCAGAGGCCACCATCTTTCTTAGATCATCATCTGGAGCTAATACGGTTCTCCATACGTCATCAAACCCTTTTAGATGCTTATCCGTCATGATATGAGCATGCTGAAAAATTGTGCAATCGTACGGCTTATTTCGTGAACTGAACTTACTCACATCAATCAAGTATCTTGCTCCGTAGACTTCACGAATCAAAGTCTTAACACCCATTATAACACGCTTACTTTCATGCTCACGGAGTGATAACACTGCAGCCGGTTTAATATGTGGGAACCCGTAATACATTTCAGCTTCCTTTGGGATGTTTCTTGTATCACATAACACCACCAACCGTTTAAGCTTAAATCGTTCAATGATACTCAAGGCCGGTCCAACATACCTCATTGAGCACAACTGCACAGCCTCCTCGTGCTTATTACCGATATCGAATCTAGTAGGGGTATATCCTGACACGGTGACAAAAAGTTTAGGATCGAATTTTGCTACAACTTGTGCATCACTTTCCCATCTTTCGCGTTGTTCTCTTGCAGTGCAGAAAGTTTCTATGCCTTGCACATTCGGCTTTATCACAGTGAGGCCTTCAGGAATTTTGCCGTTCCACTTGCCGAAGTAAACCGTATTAATGTCGTCGCGCTCAATGAGATGACGAACAATACTTGATGCTTCTCCTTGGTCACCAGCGCTACTAAATTTTGCACTCCTTTTATTCCGTTCTTCATCCGTCCAAAATGCAACACCTAATTTACAAACTAACACTGTGGGCTTTTTCATACCAGCCGTCCTTATTCTCCGTATTTTTCTACAAACATTTTATGAATCAGCATTTGTTGTTTAAGAGCAAGCTCATATACCGACTCTTTACCGTACATCAACTCATATACTTCTTTCTCGGTGTAGAGTTTCTCAGTAGTGATCGGCACAACAGTAGGCGTAATAATCGATTGCTCTTCAGGTGTTCGACACCCAGTGATACCTGACACGACTACTAGTACAACAATTAACCATAGAGTTTTCATCACAAACCTCCTTAAGCGTAGTTAATATTTACAAGTCGCTCCTAACTACAACGCACTCCTCAACGGGTTTATCGTCCCGCCATCGCTGAAAGTGTGCATGTATTAATCTTCCACCGTTACCGACTTCTTGGTACTCGATCTCACATACACGGCCGAGATCTTTTTCTTCATCAATATTAATTCGTACCTCGTCGTCCATGCCGCTGACCTTAGCAATCTCTTCGAGTTCACCATTGATATAAACTGAACACTTCAATGAACCTACCAACCCGAGGTACTTACCATTGCCATCAACAAACCCTGTGACTATTGCATCAACTTCACGCTGCGGTTTAACTTTCCACCACTCGTCATAGTTATAATTTTTCAGCACCCATCCTTCGATGTCCAACTGCTCAGCATCATAGCACATTGATTCGTACGTATCATGTTCATACACGCCAAACACCTCAGCGGTTTTCAGCCCAAGAGGCTTCAATTCTTTTTCGCAAAAGAACACGCCTTGGCTGTACATCTGGAATCCTTCCCAGTACGGCACCGCGAACGGCATGAAATCAAGATCCTTAGAGCATTCAGCAATAGCGTGCGCAGCGTCACCTGCATTACCGAAATCAACGTAAAGCTCACCGTCGACTGAAGACATGGGCGGAATCTTATCTAGTATCTTCCACCACCGGTACTCTTTAATCTTTGGTCGTAGCAACCTAATTTCGCGGTCAGCTCTAATCGTTCGTTCGAATCCTACAAGTTGGCCGTCTCCTTGTTTAAAAAACGTGCATCGATGGCCGTTGTACTTCATTTGTTTGTACTTCGCTGGCTGCTCAGCCCACTTCTTTGGTTTCAACCGCTCGTGCGTCCACATTGTGCTTTCTCCTTAGAACTCTTCAGTGCCTACAACTTGATACTTTTTACTGAGACTCAACGAGTAAATGTTCCATTGCTGCAAGCACTCTTTAACAAAACCAACATCACCACGAGGTTCGTTACACCACTTGACGTTATCAAACTCTGCAACTTTGTTTAAATCACAAAGCTTAATGAGCTCATAAGATTTTGCGTACTCACCACTATTCACATAATCATGAATTTTCATTTTCATATTTATAGGCCAGTCAGCAGTGCAAACTTCATCAACGCCGTTACGATTCACAGCATCAGCCCATACCAGTAATTCAGCAAGATGCTTTTTACTGATCCGTGGCACACCGGCAACTGCATCTATACGGTCACCTGTAAATGCAAAATACTTTGTCAATAATTTCGGCGGAACACCATAAGTTTCTACCACCTTGTCGATGTCCCAGTGGTACAGAACTGACTTAAAAGATTTAAGCACTGTACAGCGGTCAGTCACCGCTTGTAGCAGGTCATGATCATTTGAATAAATGTAATGAATCCCTGGTAGTAATGATAAAGAATACATTACATCGTCTGCTTCGTACCCTTCAGCTTCAGCAGTATTATACTCTTCACGTAGAAATTTTAAAAGTGTATTTATTCGACTTCTGTAACTACGATCGCTCGGTGTTACACGATCTGCTTTGTACGTTTTATACTTTTCTTTCCTCCAACTTTTTCGGCTATCAAGACACAACACAATTTTTTGATCTGGGAACTTAGTCTTTAAACTTTGAATAATGCGTAGACTACCAAATTCCATTCCAGTTGGATCACCTTCAGAGTTCTTGAGAAAATCCATTTTAGCATAACAACGATGCATAACCATCGACATATCTATGAGCATCATTTTTAGTCCCCTTCAGGGTGATCTTCGATGTATTTACGAAATTCATCGTACAACGACTCAAGATAGCAACGTTCATCAGAATACACATTTAAATTAATGATAAAAGCTTTCAAAGCCGCTGCAGCATTTGGTCTGTCTGCGGATAAAATGAACTTCGGTATTCCGTCGTCTTTACACATTTGAAGCTCCCGTGTTTATTTAACACTTACTCTATTAATCTTGACTTTTGAAGGCGACTCTATACTGAGATTCACAGATGAAGTCCTAGAGGACTTAGCAATAACAATATTAGCGATAACCTCATTATGTAATTTTAATTCAATTACGTCTTGGTATTTACGGATACAGATTACTTTAGCCATCTGCGGTCTCCTTTCTAATCTTAGCAATGAGCTCTTTGAATTGCATAATTTTCTTAATGTTTTGTAGATACACTAATCTTTTTCTACGATGCTTATCGTATTGCTCAATTCTTCCTATATCAAAAATAATGTTATTACGTTTTTCTGTTATAGTATCTATTTTTGCTTGAGCTTCATCAATTACTTCTTGTTGCTCTCTAACGCGACGTTCGAAGTAGTCTTTTTCTAAATATTTAGCGTACTCTTTAGTAAGCACTTTATTAAGTTTTAAAGACTCTTTGAGTTGCTTAATTTTTAGTCTTACATCAGCTGGTTTCATTTTATCTCCTATAAATGAAACCGACGGCAGTGAGTGATCCTGCCGTCGGATTACATAACTCACGTCTTAGTGTCTATTCCAGTATGATGCGTTAGCTGCCATCTTCCTCTTCTTTTTCGTCTTCCAAAAGTGTATCAGTATCAAAACCAGCTTCTTCAAGTTGTTTACGCAGCTCTTCCATTTTCTCGCTCATCTTGAGATAACGTTTGGCCTTGTTACGGTCAGCAGAAGAACCAAGCTTCTTAACGCGTGCTGCTTCAGCATGAAGCAACTCAGCTTTAAACTCAGCCTCTAAAGCGCGATGTTCGATGTACATCCATATCTGTGCAAAGTCAGATCTCCGAAGTGGTTTATACTTACCGAATTCGAAATCTTCTGGCATTGCTTCTGTGAACAAATCTTCAGGTACTTCGAATTCAGGCTTCTGTTCACGAACTTTCTTAGGTGTGGGCTTAACGTTAACGATTCCTTTTTTCTGGGTTTGCTGCGGTGCTTTTACTTTTGCTTTTGCCATTTTTGGATCCTTTAATACTAGTCGATCTGTTCATCAAATTAAAACTATTTGAGCGTCTTAAACACTGCTACTTTGTGCTACCCTCTATGATCCCGTCAATAGGCACTCCTTTCTGAACAAGCTCCTTTTTAAGAGCTTTCATTTTTTCGAGTAAAGCTACTAGCTTCGCGGCTTTGCGAACAGTTGCTTTCGAACCGTATTTAAAAAAGAAATCTGCTCTTTCATCTAACATTAAAGCACGGTATCTGTATTGCTTCGCTTTATGTTGTAAGAACAAACCATCATTTTCAAAATCTTCACGATTCAACGCGGCATGCTCATCAAAATTAAAATCTTCAGGCATTGAAACAGCATATAATGCTTTCGATTTCTTAAACTCTTTTTTTGCCATTACAAACCCCTTGTGCTTTATACTACATTAGTGCTATGATTGCCCAAAACGTTATAATCCGAATTTCTCTCCACATACTAACTCCTCAAAATTAATTCTACAATCACAGTGGTTAACATCACACCATATATTGTGCACGCTACTCCAACAATTAATACAACTTCACTAACCTTTTTAAACATTGTTCTATCTCCTATAAAGTAATACTACAAATTCTTAGCAGTCTCATCGGTACTAGTATGCTAATCTGGTAGACACTCTTTCGAGTGTTTCGACTTAAATCATTTTACGTTTTTTCACCCACCCGGCGATCCCAACTCCAACACTACAAAGAATCATAGCTGAAGGAGTAGGCACTGGAGTAAGTGCGTTCATTGTTCCGTAGATGCAAGCAGTATCAACACATGAATTTTCTAATCTGATCAAAAAGTAGTTTGATTCAAACTCATTTAAATCGGGCGGAGACAAAGGAAGATCAAGCGAATCAAAAACTGATCCGCCCTTATCTTCTAAGCCCCAAACAAAATCAACTTTTATAAATGTGCTTATGCCGTTAACGAAAGTGTTATTGGCACTTGAACTTAGGCCGTACCCGTCAAGCTCTAAGCTTCCAAAATCATTACAGATATAGATTTCGGTCGGTCCATTAATCATCGTATAGTTACCGACAGTTCCTACGACTGAACTTCCAGGGCTTGAATACTTCGCGAATGAAGTATCAAAAGGGGGCGTTGCTAAAATAGCTGGAGCTCCAGGATCAAATGAATAAGAACCACTAAATGTAGATCCGTTTATTACTGATCCATCAAGCAACCCTCCAGCATCTTCAATTCCTAAGACAGTTCCAGAAAAGTCATACACCGCGGCTGAACTCACCCCTAACATACAATCTAGAAGAACTAATACTACCATCGTCATTTTGGTTGTGCGTTTCATGATGCAAATCTCCTTAAATAGAATTAGTGGCTTATCTCATCAGTTAACTGGTAGCCGTCCAGTTAAGACGCTCATCACTTAGTTATTGATTGTCAAATGGAGAGGATTGGTGATGAGCGTTTCGATTTCGATTTATTTGTGGTTTCTTCCCATTTTATGATGCTTTCCAGCTTCATGATTCATACCACGGATCTTGTAACCGCAGCTGCAACGTTTCGTTGATTTACAGTAATTCTCAGTGAATTTCGGTTTGCTCTTTGCTGATCCCATGTTATTCTCCTTAAGAATAAAAGTTAACCTCTAAATAAAACCCCGAGGCCGAAGCCTCGAGGTTCGGAGGGGTGATGCGCTTACTCAGCTTCAAGTTCATCGATTTGAGCTTGAAGTGATGCTAGTTGTTCTCTTTTCTTTTTAACGATTCTTCGCCGACGAGTTGTCTTCAAAGCTTCACGCTCTATTTTAACCGCTTCACGCGCTACTTTTGTTTCATCGTAACAGATTGCTTTACTTATCCGTTTAGCAAGTGACTCAAGTCGACTCATACTAACGTTAATCGGCTGACCTAACTTTTCTAATGAACCGGTTAATTCATCATGATTAATCGACTGAAGCCAGGATATAGCGTTGAGAACACTTTTAACTGTAACATCTTCAGCATTGATTTCAGCACCAATTGCTACCATTTCAGCACCTCGCAAATCAGCGCCTCGCAAATTAGCATCCCGAAAATCAACGGTGACTTTTTTCGTAGTCTTTTTTGATGCAACTTTTTTCGATTTCTTTGCCATAGTACTATCTCCTTAGAAAGATGTTAGTGGCTTATCTCATCAGTTAATAGGTAGCCATCCTATTAAGACGCCCAGCAGCATGAAATGTGAGGCGGATCAGCACGTCATGTGAAGGAGAGTGCTGGGCGTTTCGATTAAAGTGTAAAGCTTAATAAAACTCGTTTCAACCAACTGCAGCGATTCATTTGAATTTTAATTGAAGCTCTACGATACATTTCGTTGATACCTTGCTTTCGTCTCATGTTTTCTCCTTTTACTACGTTCTATAAAATACTTTAAACTACGCTCAATCAACAATATACTTGAACAAACCATCATCATCCCACCACTCAAGGATTAATGCTTCAAGCTTCACTCGTTCAGCGTAATAAGAACAAACTAGAAAACCACCACCAGGACCGTGCGGATCAACCACAGTCATTTTAATATGATTGCTTTTTAAGAACCTAACAAAGTCTTCATCACTCGGACCAACTGTATCTAATTCTACTATAGACATTTCAATCTCCTATGAAAAAGTTAACAAAGTAAAATGACCCGCCGTCGCGTTGACCGTCGGGTTTTGAGAAGGAGGAGGCCATTTACGATGCAAAACTAAGCATCAAACGTTTAAACAAATTACAATGATTCATACGAATTTTGATATTCGCCCGACGTTCCATTTCTACAAGTCCTGATTTAAGTCCTGATTTAAGTCCTGATTTAAGTCCTGATTTAAGTCCGCGTCTCATTTTCGATTCCTGTTCTATAAGTGCTTTAATGTTCACTCTAATTATTCCACCAGCACGATTCTTGCCAGTGCTTTTCCATAGTTGACAAAATCCGTTTCAATGCTTTGGCTTTTCCCATTCCTTTATTGCATCGTACACCGTTCGGGAAATACCCGATTGGATAAATAACCTGGTAAGCATCGCTCGTTGATTCAAACCAAGCACACATGCAGTGATCATTTACTTCTTTCAGCAATCTTTCAAGTGTTTCGATGTTCTCTGCAATCGTTTTCATTTTTCAATCTCCTATGAAAAAGTTAACAAAGTAAAATGACCCTCCGTCGCGTTGACCGGCGGGTTTTGAGAAGGAGGAGGCCATTTACGATGCAAAACTAAGCATTAAACGTTTAAACAAATTACAGTGGTTCACGCGAATTTTGATATTCGCCCGACGTTCCATTTCTACAAGTCCGCGTCTCATTTTCGATTCCTTAATTCGTTCTATAAGTACTTTAACTATCAGCTATCTTAGCTGATTCCAAAGAGTGATATATCTACCTTTTCCGTATGATCGTTTCCTGTCGTACCCTTCGGTACGTGATACAAATTTTCCCATTCCAATTCTTTGGACGACAATTCGTGTCGCTGGCGCTGCATATCTGTATGCGTTTGCAACAAATCCTTGAGGGTAAACTATAGCTGTGTTTTTTCTTCCGTTGCTCAGCAGCGCCTCTGTTGCGTCGTTGATGCTTTCGTTGATTTGTTCTTGAGTCAGTTTCATTTTTCAATCTCCTATGAAAAGTTCAACCTGTCTTATTCAAGCGTTGGCGGTTAACCCAATCACGACGCTGAAACAATGTTTCAGCGTTTCGACTTTATTTTTACTCCGACGTTAATTTTGTGTTCTGGTCGATCAGAATCAGCACCAGTTTCCAATTTTGTTTCGAGCTTCGTCCTAGCTCCATATTATTAACTTTTCAAAGATGCTCCAAAAATTTGCCCGTCCAGGCGTCCTACATTGTTTATTCAGTTTTCAATCTAATGAAACTATAATCACTTATCGGTTAATGGTCAACATAAATCCAGTAAACTTTTGAAAGTTTTTGCTTAACGTTAACGTTTTTAACCCAAGTGGTTTAATATAAACCACTTGGGTTAAACACAAATGTTGAAACTTTTTTAACAAAGGCTGTTACGCTTTAACGCATTTGAAACGAAACACTCGCGTTGTAAATGTTTTCAACGAACACCTGCGCACGTTTCAAAACCAATTACAAAACACGCGCACCCAGAAAAAACACGTCAATTTTTGCAAAATTTTTTCAACCGTCACGTTTTACACGTAAATTCCCACCAAACATCACACAAACCTTATTAAATCTCACGCAAACCTAAAACACGCCACAAGCACCTAAATATGAGCCCACACGTTCAACTGTGTGACCATTTCACCCTACAGCCTATATTCAATACGCCCTTGACCCTTAGAGCGTCTTAAATCACCTCACAGGCCCTTACACAGTGTACGTCTATAAGTACTGCATACACAATGACTTACAATCAATCTTTCATAAGTCGTTTGTATACAATGATTTACAATCACATATTCTTCAAGTCCACTGTACCATCGTCTCCTGATGCAATCGCCCAGTTTTTAGACGACACTCCGTAGGACATTCGCATCGGCACTCTAAAGTTCACAGGTACGTCTTCAAAAGACGCTTTAATCTTTTTAAGCGAGGTGAAATCATTAGATAACCCTTTCGGCTGGTGCATTGCGACTTCATCATGTACACTCGCGAAAAACTTAATACCGTACTCTCGCATCGTTTTGTTATATCGTGGAGCTAATGCAACCGTACGCTCTTTGATGACATCAGCAGCGCAAGACTGCACGATTGAGTTGAACGCTCGATAAGAAGCTTTCTCTGGTAAATGCCTACGCCTACCGTAAATGTTAAACACGTACCCACGACTTTTTAGATTGTTACTTGCATCATATGTTACGCGCTTAATTCCAGGCATCTTACTATGGTATTCGTTATAGACTTTTTCACCCTTTTTATAACTCAGTGTAGAAAAGAGCTGATCTTTTAACGACTCTTCGATTTTTCCACTCACTACTAATTGATCGATTTTATCAGCGAGTGTACTCATCAATGACATATCTAAAGCTAACATTGATACAACACGAGCTTTACCGCCGCCGAATGCGATAGCAAAATTCACACTTTTAGCTGGTTTCCTTGAGATATTACACAGCTTGCTTACCCAGCTATGAAAATCTGTATCCGGGTCTTCTTTATAAGACTGTATCGCGTCAGGGTCCTTTATATAGTGAACAATGATTCTGAATTCGATCTGTGCGTAGTCCCAACTTGAAATGTCATATCCTTTAATGGGTAGAATCAATTCTTTCGCTTCATAAGATAATTGTTGCGCATTAGGCCGTCGACATGACATCCTACCAGTCCTGACTATTTGATTATAATCAGAGTGCATTAAACCATCGACCTGATGTTCAAGGTATGGCTTAACGAAGAAGTTATTAAGAGTATTTAATTTTCGATAAGACTGAATTTTTTTAACGATAAGCATAAGTTCCTGTGACTCACGCACTGCTGGATATGACATATAAGAAATTAACGCCGCTTTATCGAATGAAGGTTCGTTCTTTTCAGTACGACCTAACACCGGTAATCCGTATTTACTACAAAGAACATCATAACAGTCAGAGTTAGTATGTGGACGAATTGATTCGCCTGTTAGTTTATGTAGCTCCTCTTCAAGCTTAAGTAATCTGTTAAGAGTTTGAAATTGGAGTATAGTAAGTTGTGTAGGATCAACTCGCATCCCTTCTACTTCCATGTCGAAAAGAACTGGAGTTAATTTTATCTCTGTTTCCCACACGTTGTTAACTTGTTCTGGTTTCCGCCTAAGCATATAGTTGTATAGCTTACGATTAGTTAAAACGTCTTGACATCCATACTCACCGATTATATCACCAGGAATGTCACCGTAATCCTTACTTTTAAAGCTAGCAAGATAATTTTTTAATTCAAGCTCGTAGTTTGAGATGTCTTCTTCTAACCAATCAAGAGATAGTGCAGATAATGCGTGCGAATATCTATCTGAATTAACGATCTTTGCTAAAGTATTAGTATCTACCAGACGACAGTTAAAATCAATGTTATCTTGTCTTAAAAAATGTGCATCAAACTTCACATTGTGATTAACCCAATCATCGCAAGAATTAATAGTTTGATCAAGGTATTTAAGTGCAGGCTCTAATTCTAAGTTCCATTTTTCATACGCACATCGAATCGGTATATACCATGCATTTTTAGCATCGTCCGCTGTAACTCCAAACCCAGCGATGCGATGACCATGATACGGCTTAAGCGCTTTCTCTTTAGGATCAAAAGATCGAGTTTCAGTATCAAGAAAGAGTGACTTTGCATTACTAAGGTTCGGTAGTTCACTTAATTTCTCAACAAGTATTCCACCGTTGTCGTACTTTATCATTTTACATTCCTGTCATCAATATATTCAATTTCAATACATAATTCCTGCGCAATTGCAATTTCAGCGTTTACTCCAATTGAATTTTCCCATCCTTCTAATTTTAAAACTAACACCTTGTTACACATTGATATAAATTCATAATCATATTCATGCCAAAAAGCCCATCCTAAAGGTAGCGCACCTGCTAGTGCTATTGGGTGAGTATGACTTATTGGGCTAAATATTATTAAGCCTTGTGACATCAAGCTAGCTGCTGCCTTATTCACTTTGTTAAATCTTTCTTCTCTGATTTTTGGATCGTCGTGGCTATATGGAGATGCTAAGTATATCATTTTACATTCCTGTCATCTGTTACTATATCACGTGGCCTTATGCTTAAGCATTCGTTTAACCATAACCAATAACAATCGCGGCATCAATTCTCTGCTTGTTCTTGACAACTAGTAACAGTGCCAAAACAATCTGGAATTGTTGGAATGTCACGGTACATCGGTTTATCTCTCATTTTACATTCCTACATAGATGCATTACAAGGCTTACTCATTGAAATCCAATCGTTAATCACTCCGCTACATATATTCAAAGCAATAATATTAATAACATGAATGCGCAGAGTCTTACGCAGCAGATCTTCGCCTAGCTTATTACGATACGGATCTTTCCACAGTACTCCAATAACTTTATCACAGTTTAAAATTGCGCTTGCGCATCGGACGCACGGCATTGTGTCACAATACAGCAAACTAGGTTTAGCACCCATCGGACTGAACTTAATAAGTGCATTTATTTCAGCGTGCACACAACCACAGTGATCTTTTATATTCGTGCAGCTTTCATTCGACAATCCAGCAGACGGTCCATTGTAGCCAATTGAATAGACTTGTGAACAATCAATTGGAAATATAATTGCACTAACTGAAGTGCGCTTGCACGTCGACAAATCGTTGAGTGAGTGACTCATTGCAGCAAACGTCTTCAACTTTTTGATATATCTTGAAGTACTCATGTCACCTCCTAAAAATTACACCATAAAGATTCGACTGCTACGGGTTTGATATATTGCCCACTAGAAGCTTTAGCAATTTTATGGTCGTGCCTGTTCCAATCTTTTAATTTAGTATCATACAAATCATTGGAGTATCCAGATAACATAACTGATCCGCTGCACTTTGAAATAACCTTTAGCATCTTCTCATGGTCTTCATAAGTCATTTCGTAACAATATACATCTTTCTCAACGCGAGTGCTGTGAACATATGGAGGGTCAAGATAAAACAATGTGCGTTTGCAGTCTTCGCGCTTGATGATTTTTAGTGCATCATCGCACAGAACTACAACAGTCTTTAAGCGCTCATGCACATCGTCAAGTCCATCAATACTATGCAGCCAGTGGGAAGAGTTAACACTCATTCCCCTTGCTGTGCCAGTGCGTCCCAAAGGGCTAAAACTGCCAAAATTTCCAGCACGTGACTGCCTGCACCTTACAAAAAATGCAACTGCTGCTTTAACATCCAATTCACGTGTAGGAACTATATTTGCCTTTTCATATTGATCTTGTGAAATTGGTATCGCTTCAGCTATTCGTTGAAACTTCTTAAACGCTCTTACATCCTGCATCACATACCAAAAATTCATCAGATCTTTATTAAGATCATTAACAACTTCGCTGCATCCTTTTTCAGACGAATCAGAAAACCATTTTTTGCTCCATTCATGTCTAGGGTCAAACGGGTCTTTAGCCATTAGTACCTGTAACCCACCGGCATATGCTTCAACGTAGTGCAAGTGCGGAGGCATTAAACTGAGAATCCATTTCGCCAAATAGTATTTACCACCGTGCCACTTTAAAGGACCTGTCAATCTTGTTGATTTACTCACGCTATGTCACCTCCTTGGCTAATTTTTGTACATCCTTTAGCACATCTGTAAGCTTATTGATAACATATTGATTGTGCAAACAGCTTATACACAAAATCGGGGTTCCCGATTTAGCCTTGCACGATTGGCACTCTTTAAATTCGAAATTTATATTTGCCATTTTAAAACTCCTCTTCGCAGTAAAATTTCGGTGCATCGTTTGGTAATTCCTCATTGGTACTAACGATCTTTTTGCTGGTATACCAATGATCAAACATAGGCGAACGTCGCGCCCTTACATATTCATACTCTGACATAAATCCTATAGCGAAATCCAAGCTGGCATATCGAGCTTTGTTACATGTTTCAGCATACACAAGCAGACATCCATCGGAAACGCATCCACTGTCGACAACCCATGCTTTCATTTTATCGTCCTTTCTACTTTCCAAAATATTTATCGAGCTTATCATCGATACGTTTATCTTTAGGGTTTTTATAATTCGGATCGATACGTAATGCCGCATCGTCGAAATAAAATGTATCAAGTTCAATCCCTATAAAGTTCCTCTTTAAATTCACACACGCTACGCCGGTAGTCCCTGACCCCATAAACGGATCTAAAACTGTGTCACCTTCATTTGTTAATATTTCAACTATCTCTGACATCAATTTAATAGGTTTTTGATTTGGATGGTTTCCGTAAATCTTTTCTTTTCCTGGAGTCAAACCCATCACAAAATCTCCGTGATGAATACTGTTTAAATTAAAAGTATATCTTCCCTTCTTTACGGCATGTATAAAATACTCTCTACCTGGAACAAATCTCCTCTTCCATTCAGCAGGTTGTGGGTTTGTTTTCTGCCAGTGATTCAAAGATTTTACTACAGCTCTATGCTTTCTTAGTTCACCTGAAATAGCCCCCATGTTTTCCCAGTCGTTAAAGATGATAATATGCCCGCCTTTTTTCAGTGTACTTAGTGCCACACTGAGCCATTTAAGCTGATCAAAACCTGTATCGTATCCCATTGTATCAGCATCATAAGTACCGTCGCCGCTTTTTTCGGATTGTCTAAATAAATGTATGCTTCCACCCATCTTCTCTACAAGATTGAAAGGGGGATCGGCCATCACTAAATCCACACTGCCGGGTTCGATATTTTTCATCTCTTCAAGGCAGTCGCCGTTGATTAATTGGAGTGACATTTAAAATTCCTCTTCTATAAACTCTGGTCGTTTACATATTTCCAATTCCTTGGATACGAGCAACCCCTTTAGAAACTGAATAAAACTTGGCGTTTTTCTGTAACCTCTTCCATCTCTACGCAGCGCATTTTTACGAACAAACAACGACAGTAGTTGTGCGGTCGGTCCTTTCTCCCAGCCGCACCAATCACATATATCTCTAAATTCAATTTCGTTATTATACAACAGCTGTTGGATGAAATCACTGGGAAATGGTGACTGTAGTATATGAGTCTTTAAAATCTCAGGGTTTAATAACTTGCTATTAGCACTGATCGCATCACTAAAATCTTTATACCCAAACATACTTTCTGAATAAGTCTCCTCTAAAAATTTAGTGATGTATTCAACGTGGCACTTTCTGACTTTAACTGAACGTAGATTATGATTTGAAAATGTTCTACAAGCTAGAGATATAGCTAATCGGCATATTTTAAACCGCATTGACCCGCGATCTACAATAGGGATTAATTCGGTGAAGATCGAGCATAGTCTAGTAGCTTCAACTAAAGCAAAATCGGTTGCTTCAGATGTAAATATTACTTGCTCTGGTTTTCTAGTCCAAGCCCACAAAATAAGTTCTTTACATTCTTTGTCCTTATACTTATGTTTAATCTTAGGCCGATACCGTTGTAGCTGATTAAGAGTATCAACGTCAATTTCATCAGCGGAAGTTAAAATCGAAAAATCAAACCTACGAATGTCTTCTAACCCACCAATCAATTCTTTAATAGCTTCGATTCCAAAATTATACGCAGATAAGGGCATGTCACTTCGTGGATTACTAACTGCAATCAGGCGTGTTCGAGCGTGTGTTCTTCTTTTTTCGATTTTCGGTAATTCTGCGACGCCCGACGACCTCATATCTGTTAACTTACCAATAACGTCTGTACTTGTTCCTTTGATCTCTTCGAGTATTACAAGACGTTTGTCATGAGTAGGTATTATACCCCAAGTTACGAACCATCTATTACTTGAGTTCATTTGTTGTAACCCACCAAGTAAACCTGCGACAGTAGCGTTCTTACACTCTACACGTTCGCCTAGTCCGTAATGCTCCATCAATCTAAGAATGGTTTCTGACTTACCTTGAGAACTATCGCCTGCAATTAATAGCTCAACCCATCCTTTAATCAATTTTTGATCAAACTTAAATAGCAGCACACTATGATAAGTAAGATCGATAGCTAAGTGCAAGCGCTTTCGTTGAAAAATATGAGTAACATTAGCTGATAAGTCACCGTAGATATCATTGAGCTTTTCCTCTATACTTTCCACAGTCCATTTCTTTGGTTGAAAAAGTTTTAAATTTTCAAGCTCAGCAACAGAAGGTTCATAACTTGATAACGCGTCAGAGGTTGTTTCATAGCTACTAGCAAGAATCACTGACTGCTGCGATTTTGGGTGCGGGTACATTCTACCAGTGAATGTATACGACTCGTTAGTTTCTAACTCATGCCCAACACATAAAGCGGGTTGTAGGATATCATCGACTGCTCTCGAACTAATTTCTAACTGAGGAGATAAACGAACATCTTCAACGTTATAAAACTGATCTGGTATTAACTCTACGACTTTACACATTGGTAGTTGTAAACCAAGCATAATCGAATCTCGTTGTGTTGCTTTTGAAGTTGCTACCATTTCAAGAATAGCAGGCGACTCCGCTGGGATCTCCATTAATACTTCGTTTAACTCATTAGACTGCTTAGCAAACACCGGGCATGCCCCGCACAACGGTTGATTTCTCTGACAACTAACACGGATTCTTTTCGGAATAACATAAGGTGCAGTGTCCATAGCAGTCACTGTAGCGTTTAGTTTAATTCTTTCGCCAGTGTACTTCGCGTGAGAGGCCTGATTTAAGTGTAGATCAATCGGTTCTTCAGACATATTTATAGACTGCTTAAGTTTGACAGTCCATTCTTTAACGTCTTTGAGTAACTTAAGAAAGTCGTTTGCGGTTTTCTTTTCAACGCCGAAATAGTCATTTATGTCACCATTTGGATATTGATCAACATCAAGTGTCAACTCTACTATACCGATCCATTTTGCACTAGCTTTAAGTTGAGTACTAACATTATTTGCTCCGACTGTTCCTGCTGAATCTATGTCAAAACACACGTACACTTTTTTATCTTTAAGTTGAGCGCTGAGATCTTTGTGCCAGTTACCTTCACCAGCAGTTGCAGTAATCGCACCTATTTTATGTTTATTTAGAAGTGAAGCAGCTACGATGGCCTTAATCTCTCCACCACATAGAATTATCGTATCATACTTAAGTTGCTCAACTGGATAAAGCCTGATTTTACCATGGCCGCGTTTGTTTTTCATTTTCTCCGGACCAGGTGCTCCTGGAGAATATCGTCTAACATTTACTACAAGATTATTCTCGTTATAAACTGGGATCGAAATTCGACCGTCATCAAACCCTAACCGGTGCTTACGAATCATTTCGTCTGTGACACCTCTATTATACAGCTCTTTTAATAACGGTTTAGCTTTCCAAATTGCTTCGTGATATTTTTCTATCACTGAAGCATTAATCGTTTTAGATGCTGATAATTCATATCTTGTAGATAGGTCTTCCCAAATTACTCTTCTTGTTGTTTTAAGTGCTTTAGCTAAGAAAGTAACTATGTCACCTTTAGCATTACACACAGCGGTATGACACTTGAATAGATTTTTTTCAGTATTGATACTGCAACTTGGAGTTTTGTCTTTATGAAACGGGCAGCAAGTCTTTACTTCATTATCAGTAGCAAACTCATACTTTATTCCGCAACGATCTAACTCATTGATTACGTTGATTATATGGATTTGATCATTCATTATTTCCGCCGTTTTAGAAAGCGTTTAAAGGTAGCAGCAGCTATAAGATAGCTGCTGCTTATAGTACTATAACTTTTAATTAAAAATCTTCAGTAGCTGGTCTTTCAGACGGGTCTTGGTCGGGCTCATACGAAGCACGAATCAATGCTTTGTCATGAAACCTCTTTAACTCAAGATGCTTCTCTTTAAACACTTCATACTCTTCTTCACTTACCCATGAGTTCCCGTCATCAGGATTACTTATATCAAGTCCATAATAATCACCAGAAGGATTAGGCCGAAGAGCAAGGGTTGCTTGAAAGACACACCCATACAACGCAGCTTTTCGCATGCTAATAAGCGACGCAAATCGGCTACCAGCGAACCAGTTACCTTTTGAAAAACTTAAAATAATAGGATCAGAACCTAACGGATGATCTCTTAGTGATATGAGAAAGTTCAAATGCTCAACATTGTGACGATCATACTTACGATCATCCGGGTAATTAGGGTGAGGCTCTGCTCGCAACTTAGGGTTTCGAGCTTTCGCCACGATAGGATCATTCTCGTCGATTGTACGATACACGATCGTAGGCTCAGTTCCTTTAAGCTTAATCGAATTCCATGTCGCCCATTCAACATAGAATAACAGAGGAGTAAACATAAACGAAGGCATCTCTCCTTCAATTTGGCGGCCTTTCTTATCTAAAGGCATTTCAGCTATAATAGCTTTTGACGGGGAAAGAACGATGTCGCCTTTTGAAAACTCTTTTAATAGTTCGTCAGAAGCTTGTTTCTGTATAAGCTTAATGAACGGCGGAGTTATATACTGCTTTAAATCCTCAACTCCGGTGACTTCTTCATCTTGCATAAAAGACGGAACTTCATTCACTGTTTGCGGTACGACCAAGGTGGTCTCTTTACTTAAATCTTTTTTTCTTGCCATGATTTTGTCCTTTATAAGTTCATCATTCATCATTCATCATTCATCATTCATTTACTTCATTGTCGCCCCCGTTCTGAGCTGACTCTACAGCGTTAATAATATCAACCTTGTTTCTAATCTGCATTTTGTATACCGGGTATTGTGAATCTTTTTGTATACCTGGCGGTAACGGTTTACCTTCTGTGGCACATTTTGAAATATGTTCACATAAACCAGGCCAATACGGCTTGAGAATTCCTTCTTTAATCGGACTAGCTGGGATACCAAAGTATTCCATTAACTTTATGAAGTTGTCCGGATCTTTTTTAAGTGATGGAATCTTAGCTGACATAGTAACATTAGGTGTACCAGTAGCTAAGTCTCCTCGGATAGGTCCATCTTTACCACGACTCAAGTACAACAAGCAAGCAACATTAATCATAGAAACTTCAACTCCGCTTGCTTCTTTTCTTAAGTCATTAAACATCTCTGAAGTTGTACGTATAACATATATAAAATCAATCAATTCTTTTAAAGGGTATTTATTCTTTTTAATGTTATCACGAATAGCAGATAACTCACCATAGTACTTAAGAAAAAAGTCATTAAACTCTTCAAACTTTTTCATCATTCCTAACAAATCATCACAAATCATCATGTGCCCTTTCATACTTTTAAATTTCTTTACTAAATCGTCTAGCTACATATGAGTCTTCAACGCTGTTAAAGAGTAACACGTTAAAATTTTCATAGAGTTGAGCGACTGCGATCACTGCTGTAGTTACAGAAATCATAGAGCCTACCGCACAGATATAGTCATTATCTTTATGAAATTCACACTCAGCTAATCTGTTAATAACCGCTTTACAATATGCAGAGCTGTTAAACACACTACACCGCCTTTTGTTTGCAGGAAAAATGTAGATGAGATCTCCAAAAGTTAAGGCACTTGTAAGGTCAATGTTAGCTTTAGTTGGTTCAAGTAAAAATACTCTACTGTTCATTGGTCTCACCTAAAATTGAAATGTTATTAATGATTCGTTGAAAAATTGATCTAACGTCTTGTAATTGCATAGCTGTCATTTTTTTATCAAGTACTCTACAAGCTATTTCTTCGTCAATTGTTTTTGGTATAATCAAATCTGTTATCTGTACTGATACTCGTGTGCCTCTACGTACCGCACGGTCTTCACTCTGTGTACGTTTAATCATTGACCAATCTTGAGAATAATAAATTTCTTGGGTAGTGTTACAGCCATGATCTTTTGAAGTTCCTACCCATTCGGGAATATGACCCCATAAATCAAGTCCAACTCCACCAGCCGTAGGATTAGAAAGCCAAACTCTACAAGATGCTTCTTGATTATACCGGCGTTCAGCTTCAATTCGATCTTTTTCAGATGTGCCTCCATAATACACGACGTGTTCAATTTTTTCTTCAAGCAGTCTTTGACTTATAAATTTGATCGCTGGCACCCAGTTAGTCCAAACAATAGTTTTTTCTTCAGGCCTTTTGTTTTTAAGAATTTCGATAAGAGCTTCAAGTTTTGGATTAACTTTGATATATTCGATTTTACCTACTTCTATTTCCCCTTCAGTGGTTACTTGATCATCCCATTTTAGGTATCCTGATGTAATTTGTGATAAGCGCAAAAGCTTGGTTAAAATGTGATTCGCTGTAAGTTGCTTGTTAGTGTCACTTTTCAATTCAGCTTCGATCTCAATAGCTAGCTGCGTTTGTAACTGAGTGTAGAATTCTCGTTGTTGTTTAGACATTTCAACTTCATAAATGTCATATGTTTTTTTAGGCAGTTCAGGCATTGCTTCTGCTCGCGTAATCATAAAACACAAGCGGGTGAATCGCTCTTGTAAAATCGGCAAATTGTTATACCCATTAAGGATGTCACGTTGCCCGTCTTGAGACTTAACGAACTTACCATAGTACGACTTAAATCCTTTAAAAGTCATGAACCCACTAAGACCTTCACCTAACCATTCTAGCTGCGTCCATGCATCGAACAAATTATTCGCAATTGGAGTTCCGGTTAAGCCTGCTCGATTTTTAGAAAGATCTCTAAGTTCTTTAAGAATTTTCCATCGTTTTGTGGTCGGGCTTTTAATCATATGGGCTTCATCTATACCACAGAAATCCCATTCAATCATTCGGATAGCAGCCCAAGAATTTATGATTGTATCGTATGAACCGATTACAACAGTATACTCACAGTTCTCTTCAGTCTTAAACGCTTCAACTAAAAGTTTAATACGTGTTAGTTGACACCCGCGTAGCACTGTTAATTTTCCAGAGTGTACAGCGAAATCAATGAATTTATTATGCCAATTCATACGTACACAATTAGGGACGATAATAAGTGCACTGTACATTCGCTTTTCTTTTTTGTACACACGATGCGCTTCGTAGCAAATCCTTGATATGATAATAGGAGTTTTCCCAGTTCCCTGTTCCATCCAAAGATTGTCATCATTACTAACAGAAGCGGCGACTGCAACTTTTTGAAAAGACATTAAAGGTCTTATTGGGTGATCAATAAAGTCTTCAGGCATTTCTGGAAGTTCTTTATTAATTTTATATGAGGCTTTTATTTTAGCTTTTTCTGTCTGACTAAAAAACCGTGTAAGTAGAAACTCAAAGAAAAACTTAGCTTCATCTGTTCTAAATTCTAATCGGTCTTTTGGCCACAAACTATGAATTATAATAGCTGAAAAATCAGTTCCTCCTACAACGTAGGTTTCGCACAGGTGTTCACTTTGAACTTGCTTGCGTTCTGGAATTCGTTTTACAAAGTGCCGTACACTCCAAGACGGCCCTCTACGTTTTAGCTCTGTAGGATTTGACCAATCCTTGATCAGTGCGTAGAAGTTTAAAATGAAACGCTTACCTTCTTTATCAATATCGATTTCAAGATAGTCGTTTAACTGAAGTGATACAGGTCTTAATAACTTACGAGTTGAATCGCATAGAGGTTCAAGAAATGCTTGAGTAATTACGTCGTGATCCATTACTGTGTCCTTTAATACACGTTGTACGTCGTTCTATCTTATTCAATATACGTATTATACAACAAATAAACTTACTTGTACACTGTTAATTTCATAAAGTTTGCATTTATATTGAGCATCTTCATCTCAATAGCTGTTTATTTTTTCTGACTTTTCGAGACGCTTGAAAATGCTCAATGATAGGGTGTTTAATGTCTCGCATTCTACCAGAAATAGTGCAATACTCACCAGGTAGTTTGTAGTAATTTTCTCCAACTACTGTTTGCAATGATTTTTGATCCCATTGCTTTGGCTTTCTTTTACATTCTTCAGTCCATCGCTGAACTACACTAAGTGCTTCATCATTATTACGAAGAAAAACTGTGCCACTTAAAAGCTCTTTTAAAACGTGATGCTTACCATAGTACTTTCTTTGGTCAAATTCGTGCGCTGCGATTGTACACTCTAAATCATCAAACAATTTCGGATACGCGTTAAACTTAGCGTCGATATCTACCCATATAATATCAAGTCCTTTAAGCTCTTTTAACGCTTGCAGAAGAAACGTTGGTTTGTAGTTAGTATTTTTACTCCAGTCTTTTAAATTAGGCACACCAGCAACAAGGTGCGGAATTTTGTGCTGTATAGCAGATTTTTTAAACTCAACGCTAAGATCTTTGTAAAAAGTACCATTAGTATAATAAGATACTACTATCCACGGTTTCATTAGTGTATTACCTATTTTTAACATCTCGTTTTAAACCAAGTAGTTTAGCCCATTCTCTGAAAAGCTGTTGGTAACTGATAATGTAATGTTCTATCAACTGCCTATACAACTCAAAAAGCTATCTCTATCTGAATTACAAAATTGTAACTTATTGTTATATATACACTTATATCCTAAAAAACCCGTTGTATATATATATATATATAATAAAGGGTATACTAGTTAAGTATACAGAGATAAGAGACTAATTTCAAAGATATATAATCAGTTGGTTGGACATTACATTATCAGTTACCAAAAGTGTGCATGAAAACTCACCGATAAATTTTCATGAATCATAAAAGCTTAGTTAAAACAAGCAAAGAATCCCAATAGTTTGGAGTAGAAATACAGTGTCTTGTAGATTTTTCGTGTTGTATGAGCGTGTACCATTGTGATAAGTGTTTTATAATATTATCATACACGTATTCACCATCTGTATTTGCGTTAGTATGTTCATGGAATTCAACAGTGATCTGATCAGAAATAGGACCAGGCCATTCTAAAAGTACACAGTATTCTGATCCTTCACAGTCGAGTTTAATAACACTCCAATGCTCAACTTCAAAAATGTTACTTAGGTTTGTAAGTGATCTACCAGTTACTTTTTGGACTTGTTTGTTTTTTGGGTTCGCACCTCTTACATCCGCAAGATGATTCGCAGTACCATTACCGAAGGTATACAACGTTTTTAATTGAAGATTTTCAGATTCAGGAACTAACGCCGCATGAATAAACTTAACGCGATCAAAGAATGGAGTCTGATCCACGTTTTTATCAGCTTCAACACAACATACTTCATAGTCGTTATTACACATTTCAAGTGCAAAATCAAAGTGCCTGCATCCGACATCAAGTACTTTTCTATTATCGTCTGATAGTACTGCAATAGTATGTTCTTCAACTAATTGGAGTTCCATTATACATCCTTTCCCGCTTTAAACATAACGTCCTTACCGTCCCCTTGAAAATATTGATAAGCGTTACGTGCATAGATATTATATTTGTATAACATTAAACTTATAATCGCTTCATCATGTCTATGCGTTTTAAATAAATCATCCGGTTTTTGGTTATCTTCAACAAAGTAATTATGCTTTTCATACGAAAGTAACTCATCAAAAAACTCAATTACTTTCGGGCTATTAAAGTTAAAACCGAATAGTGAACCACTTACTAAAGGCTGCCCGTTAATCTGTTGCCTTGTTATACCTAAGCTGTTTAAACTTCTGTCATTCACGTAATGAGCCAAATTATCAGTTCCGCTAAGAAACAAAATGTCGAGTTCTTCTACGAGTTCAAACAACTTAGTTGGGTTTTTTATTGCATAACACGCAGAATCTGCCCATATAATTGTTTTAAACCCTCGTTTAATTGCATCTTGGATGCAGTGCAACTTAAAGCCATATGGTGATTCGCTGTGTGATCTTGAACTCTCTGGTAATTTTTTCCAAAATATATGAGGAACATTATATTCAACACAACTATCCCTTAACCGCCTTAAGAGTTTAAGATAGATACCTCTATCGCCTAGACTAACAAGTACTCTTTCATAGTTCATTTTAAAAACTCCAAGGAATATTTATTACTTACTACAGTAGTCCACGGTCGCACTACTTTGTAATCAAATCGGTACTTAAATAGACTTAGTACGGGTTCATACTCATAGCCTGCTTCTTCGGTATCATGAACTACTAAATAATCCGCTCGATCAGCTAAGCGTTTAATATCAAATTTTCTTCGCTCACCCGGTGCATGATCTACCAAGACTAAGCTCCAATAATACTCATCAATTAAAGCGCACTCTTCCCACTTATCAACCCATTGAAACGAATGAGACTGTGTTTCTAAATGCTTAAACTGATTAATCCAATCTTGTTTTTCATCAAGAGTAAACACTTTACAGCTAGCTACTCCGCTGTATAATCCTAATGTGTAGCTTGAGTAATTTCCACAACCCATTTCAAGAATTGGGTTATTCATTCCGTGATCTCTATTGCATAACATTGTAGTTAGCACAGGTATATGAGTTGCGTAACAGTCCATTATTTCTCCTTGTTTACTAATGTACAAAAATTCCAACGGTATCCACGAATCAATTGTAGGTCTTGTTCACTAAGTATTTGAATTAATACAGACTCAATCCTCTCCCAATTAGGTGAAATATGCCCTGGACGAACTGAGTGGCAATCAGACATATTTTTAATACTAACCCTTTTAGGCCAACACGAACGATCAATACGATCTACTGGAGGTCCACCGCGACGATCAAACATTTGACATTTATCAGGGTATCCACTCCAAGCTTTTATTTTTTTACCGAACATTTCTTCATCATAACACCAAAGCCTCATACCGTCCTGCTGCTTATCCAAACCATCAGTGTAGAATATAGCTTTTAAACTCTTCTCTATATTAGTAGCATCAGCTGGCTGCATGATCTCGCGCCAAGTCTTAACTTTTGCTCCAACATAGCAAAGCGGAAAATGTGAACCACCGTACGCGTTAGCATAATCCAAGTGAACTTCTTTATCCATGTTCTGCTTATTGAAAAACGCTTTACTAAGTGGTAGCATATCCATGTCACTCGTCATCATGTACATTTCATCATGATACATTGGTAGACACGATGCATACATGCGTGCATTTTGTGCAATGGTAGAAGACTTAAATTTATCAATTGGTTTAATGAAATGAATTTCAGCCCCATATGCTCTAGCAAAGTTAAGCGCATACTTCTTTACAGGATCATTCAACCAGTTGGTGATACTGTCGGCTATAAGAATCACTGGGCAGAACCCCATGTACTTCTGCCATAGCATTGTTACAATGCCCATAAAGAAAAAGTAAGTAATGCTAGCATCAACCGCGAGTATTACCCGTCTCCTATTTATGCAAGCGTTTTCAAGATTCAAGTGTGAAAAATCTTGAACAACATACGCGCCCTTTTCCGCGTAATCAATTTTGTCTATGGCACATCTGAGCCCTACTTTATTTAGTTCAGTGTACCAAGCATCCCAGTCGCATCTTGCAGTACCCATAAAAGGAATACACTTATCAATCACCGTAGTAGGTTTAACAATCGGTAAGTCAACTGCACCTTGTCGCTGATGTCTAACTGAATGAAATGCTGAATGCTTTTTTAATACAGGCCATACATGCGCATTTAATAACTGTTGATCTGTTCCGTGTTCATTAAGCTTATTGTCATATCCGTGACGACGTATTAATTCATTAACTGAATTACATTTTAACGCGGCCTTTGCATCCTTAGCTTTGAACCCTATCAACCCTCCAAGCATTGGGCATGAGTGCGATGTGTTATCTTGTATACAGTGCAGTGTTTTACCTGAACCAATAAACTGTTCATGCATTGCACGTTCACGATGCGTCGGCGAATGATCAACGTCCCTACAAAATAAGTAATCAACTGTAGGATCAAACATCGGTTCCAAGCGCCACATCATAGCTTTGCATATGTCTGGATTAGTTCCCATGAATTTAAGATTAACTAACCCAGCACTTTCCAAGCGTAAAAGTACGCCACCATAATAGTTGTTATAAAGACTTTCATCATGATAAATCCAAAGTTCATAGTCTGGAAACAAACAGAGATAACCCCACACAGAATGCTTCAAGTGCTGCCAATAATACCCAGGACGTCCGACGTGCTTTTTGTGATCGAATACAGCTAAGCTAATCACTTTCTTCATAGGTTAAACTCCGCACCATCAAAATAACCAGACTTAATTTTCTTGTTATAATCTTCTGGATAATCGATGTCATCTGTTTTATCTTGAATTAACGTCCTGAACCATTGATCGGTCCAAGTCTTGTCTATTGGAATTCCTACCAGTGATCGGTAAAGCTCCCATGCAGATCCAATTGCACTTTGTGCTAAAATATTATCAATACTTTCAATTACTTTATCATACATCATTTCAGTAAATCGAAAACAAAACTGTTCATCAAACGAACCGTAGAATTGAAATGATTTATTTATGTTTTGCTTCACACAAGTCTGAAAGCATTTCTTCGTAAAGATGACATCGCCCAGTAAAAATATTACTTCTGTGTGTGTCTTCCATAGATTCGCTGAACTCTTAACTGTATTCAAAAGTGTGTCGTGATTTTCTGGTACTACCCACTGGTTGATGCACATACTTCTAATCTTCGGCTGATGTGACAATACAGTATATCGATATCCATACTTTTTCACCATATCAATCTGGCGCTGCAGCACTGTAGTACCTCGCACTTGCTGAAGCTGTTTTACAGTGCCACCCCATCGCGTAGCGTCTCCACTTGCTAGAATAAAAATCTTCATATCATTATCTCCATTGGAAATCCAGCTGCTTTTCTGGTCAAGTACGTTTGTTTATCAGGATCACCCATTGCTGAATTACGACGGTACAGCGCGTCTTTTGAGTTAGGGCCTCCGCACCAATCATGATGTATAAGCACACGGTTATCATAATAGCATTTTCCTAAAGCTTTAACTACATCAGTGAATTCATTATCACAGTAAAAGCTTCTATAACTTGGATGATAAACATAATTGAATCGCTCATACAACTTTCGACCGATTATAGACAAAGTTATAGTTCGGTTTTTTCCAAACTTACCATCATTAAGATGAATAGCCCCGTCAGTGTCTGGAAAGTGATCTTGCATTAGTTTAACTATATCTAAATCAAAATCTTGCTTGTTTGGGATCATATCGTCAGACACTAGAATCAAAATGTCCCAGTCTTTACACTTATCAACATCAGCGTTACACGCATCGATTTTATCTTGATGATCTCCGTAGTAAAAGTTTAAATTAGTTATTGATTTCATTAACGAAACAACACGCATCTGTTTCATAGATTCATCATCGTCATTTAAAGTAACTACAAACTCGAAGTTACATTTATCACTAACACGCGCGTAGTATAGTCCGAGCGTTTTTATAAACCATTCTGGTCTTGATCTTGTAGGATACTTAAATAGAATCTTCATATCAGCTCGCAAAGTAATAGTATATTATTCCTTGAATCAACGCTTCACTTTTAATCAATGGTAAAACACGCTCAGAAAAATCCTTGTCCTCACCTATAGTTATATTTTTATAAGGTACTTGCTCAACGATAGACTTCTTAATAGCATTAAGATGATTCGGTGAACGGTAGTATACTCGTTCCTTCTCATACCATTCTTTAAACATTAATGAGTGTTTAAACACTCGCTTTAGTTTTTTTGTACCCCGTGTCATTGTGATCTCACCTTGTAAGCTACAGCAGTCTTTGTTTAGTTCGATAGCACTCAAAACTTTTTCAACATAATCATCAGAGACTAAATCATCATCATCTATAAAAGCTACATACTCACCTATAGCTCTTACTATTAAATTATTCCTTTTGTGTCCGGTAGTTATTTTATGGTTATCGATCTCTGTAATGATTTCAACTTCATCAGTTACCTGTTTCTCTAAGCATTTAAGCAACCTAGTTAGCAGTTCTTTACGCTCTACAAGAGAACAAATCAAAATTGATAGCTTTTTATTCATAATGTAACCCATGGTTGATATTCGATATGGTTATTTAATACACTTATTTTAGAGTGTGATATTACTTTAATGTGTGTATGATTTTTTAAAACATTAATTGCTTCAATGAAACACATTAAGTACTTATTAAAATTCTGTTCGCTAATCCCATGCTTATATCTGTTATGATAGTGGCACTTTTTGTCAGTGCGTGTAAAATCATAACCAAGCAGGTGGATAACATCATACTTTAAAAGTATTGCTAACTGCATCGCACAGTAACCACTGTTGTATCCAGTTCTAAAATCACTAAACGAAAATCCTAAGCCTTCAACGCCTGCATTTCTTATAATCATATTAACTACAAAGGGATTGTACACGTATCCGTTGTGAATATTTTTAAACACACCATCACGAAACTTCATTGTACAATGATCAGGATTAGTAACTAATACCCATGTAGTTTTTATCCCGGTAAATTCTCCTTCTTGTATGCGCTTAAGAATTGTAGAATCAGCGGTGATTGAAAACGTAGGGGAAGGAACGTCAAGCGCCGCCATGTTTACCGCGATTGTAGTCTTGTGCTGAAGCGTAGAAAAATCGAATCCACGAAGACTTGCTCCCCCACCTATCAGATAAATCTCGTTGTACATGATGCGAATCTCCAATCGTTATTTAAATACTACTCTAATACCTTACCACAGGCCACTACTTATACTCTAAGGCACTTTATACTGTTATTTGATTGATTATACACTAGAAGGCTTAAGAGCCTTAGAATCGATCCTGTGTCCTATCATAAGTCCTTTGTTTATAACGACTTATGCTCAGGCACTACTTCATTGATTATAAGTACTTTACCTGTAACGACTTAGAGTTATATTATAGAAGATGTAATGATTTGAAAATTAAATCAGAAACACTCCAAATAGGTATTTCTAAAAAATTGTAATATGACGCTAAAGCGCCCTCAGTTAATAGATAAATTAAAACATCCATAGTACCCTACGCTGTAATATCTACTTTAACTTCAACAATTGCGGTAATACGACAGAGGTCATCAACCGTAAACCGTACTGACTTCCATCCGGTGCCAGAAATTAAACTTGTAATATCAATATCAATTTGATCGCCTGTATAATCTCCAGACGATGAACCGTATCCACTGCCGTCATCAACGTTATAATGCAACGTTATGGAGTTTGATTCTTCGTAAATTCCAAACACTAAGCCATGTGTATGCGCCAGCATTATGTGTGTGTGTCCAAGGTCAGTAGTTGGATGCGTATGTGAACTTGCGATACTGTGATTATGTGGATTATTTGGTGCAGCATAACTGGTTAAACCAGATATGTTTGTACTAACAGTTAATACGGGTCCTGCAAACGACTGCATAGTTAAAGAAGCTTCTTCTGCATCAGAAGTAGAATACGCCCTAAAGTCCCTTATTTTAAATGATAACTTTACAGAAATTATATCTGTAGTTTCTGATGGAATTTTAAAATCTAAAGTTACTGGGTGTGCAGCATCTCCCGAATCGTTACCATTCCAAGCCATTGTTTGTCGCAACTCTGCATACGCACTAGCGCGTATCGTACCTGCTAATAAAACACCAGCATGAATTAGTTGCATTCCATTCGCTGGATGAACAACACCATTATCATTATCATTAACTGCCATCAACCAGTTACCGGATGCTATTGCTTCGTTAATATCATCCGTTGTTCTGAAAATAGTTGTAAAGTCTGGGTCCCAATAAATAAATTCCTTATCTGTTGAATCAGCTGTGATGTTATAAGTTGTATCTTTAAACCTAAAATAAATAGGGTTAGTTCCATCAGTAGCTTCCCAGGTCGCTGTTCCACTACTACCCGTATGGTCCCAAGTTAAATTGCTAGTCCATGGGATGTCACTTGATGGCTGTTGAGGTAACGCGTTAGCGATCATTGTTTGAACATTAAATAATGATGAAGGCTCAGCGAGCTTATTTTCAGTGTGTGCAGGAGTGTACTCCGGGTAGTCAACTGTTGGTGCTACGCTATCGATATCGAATAAATCAGGAGCGTAATTCTCAACAGCAATAGTATAAGTATGATCTGAATTCCATTGTTTATTAATAATCCTACGTATTACGAAGTCGGTCTCAGCCCCGATAGTTACGATGTCTCGGTAGCTCACATCATAACTTAAGCTTGCAGGTGCAATGCTAATTAAAGGGCCAGTGATGCCTGTGATAGTGTAATCATGAGTTAATACTTGACCAGAACTTGGAACATAAGATCGAATATAAATTTTATTTCCAATATCATCAGTACTAGCATCTCGATCTAACGTAAGTTCACTACCGGATGAATCATCTGATTCTAACACAAGGTAACTTTTGCCCCAGTTAGGCTTTGTCCGTTGTATTTTATAAACACCTCCTAACTCGTAGAGTAAAGCATCTTTATACATCGCAAAAGTATTAAACTCATTAATAAGCTGATTACGACCTAAAGCGAAAGCTGCTACTCTGGTAGCTAAAGCCCGCTTCTTAATTCCTAATCCCATTATATCAATTTTGTTTGTGTAGTTACCTGCACTAGAATTACTGATAGGCCACTTGATACGCTTATACCCACGATCAGCGTCTTCATAATCTATGACGCATGTACCAGCTCTATTTATTGGCTGAGTCCATTCTTGAAGCCAAGAGTCTGCTAATATGTTTTGGTCGGTTATAATTTCATAATCACCGTCCCAAGCTTGATCAAGCCAACCAGTAAGTTCTAGCCCATCCCAATATAATCTTGCACGCCCAATTGACGCTATTTGAAAACAAGTTTTCCATAGTTCAGAACTTTGATTAATCATGATATTACAAGGTAATATCTCTGTCGTTCCTCCGTCACCATCATCTACTAGAGTAGCACATAACTGTGCCCATTCATAAAAGAATGCGGTGTTCATAGATGAAGGCTGGAACAACTCATAAAACTCAACATCGTACGCTATTGAACTACCATTACCAGTTACGCTTGGTTGAGTTAGCATGTTGTATACTACCCATGCTCTTAGATTACTGTATTCCCAATTCCAAGAAGTTCCATTATATACTCTGAGAATCTTTCCTTCTCTTACACACTTAACTTGTACGGCGCCCTGTAACCTATCTGAAGCTTTAGCGATAATGCCAATCATCGCGATACCAGGATGATTAAACGCTACGTCAATTACGCCACGATAAGATCTAAGTCTTACCTCGTCACCGTATCTTGATTTATTTCGATCAGTGCTAGTCTTCGTTACTCGTAACTGATAGTGTGAAGATCTATTTATAGTAAAGGATATCGAAGAATCTTCAGTGGAATATTCTTTATAATACGGAGCGAGTTGGTTTCGTATTACATTTTCATTAACTAACGTGGTCCAAGACCCACTGCCTACAACAGCGATCTCAACCTTAGCACCGACGTAACTAGATTCTTGATCACCGGTTTTATCGTAGTGATAAATTCCACGATCAAAACCTAATGTGAATTCTATCTCATCAAACCCACTTCGTGGTAAGTTAAAAGTCTGAGCGCCATCAGCACTCGTAATCTCTGCGTTATCTCGTATCTCAACTTTATCAACTTCAAACCCCGCCATTGCGGTTTGATCATCTGTACCTAAATTCTGTGTAACAGTTACATCAGCAAAATTACCTACAGGTTGGTTATTTATATAAACTTTCTGTAAGTCTACACCACTTGTAGGTCCTTCACAATGAACAATCTTTAAGTACAGTTGCTCGTCACCATTCTCATCGATATTAGTCCATCTTGAAGCAATGTTACCATATCGAATATTTTCGCCGTACTCTTCAGCTATCGGTATACCTTCAACCTGAGTATTCGCAGTATCAAATCCAAAAGACTGCTCGCCTGTTCCTTGTTTCCCGTCACTTTCTGGTAAGTTCTGCTGGAATAGCATACCTCCAAGATAACTAAAAGCCATAGATAGCAGAAGTGAGGGCGCTGATGCCCAAATGGTTGATGCTATCCACCCAATAGCTTGAAATATGAATCCAGGTCTTGGAGTTATTTCAATCTTATCGCCTGGAATAACATTAGTACTAAGTAATAGGTCATGGGCAACTACCTCACGATTTACTAGAATCTCTTTTGAACCTAAATTCTCCGCGTAATTACTACAGACAGCGTGTAGCGTTTCACGCCGATAAGGTCGCACGAAATAATCAGCGAATAAAGGCTTATCGGCTGTGTCCTTATACACAATTATTTCAACTCTTTTTGGTTTTGTACTAACAGACATAATAGCCTTTTACGTATTTTAAAATGCGCTTATCTAATCTACTTTTTATAACGTAAACTCCTGAAGGTCGTTCAATAGCGTGTAAGATGTGTAAGCAATCCGGCCAGATAAGAGCAGTATGCCAAATATTACCTTCAAATTGAAATAGAACTATTGAATGTAATGAACATTTTTCAAATCTAGTCATTTGCCAAACTGAGTCTGGTAAACTAATTCCGAGGGTTTTACAGCTAAATCTACAAAATGACCAGCAAGGGAGCATCCCTTTTTCAGGTTCAAAAATAGTGTTTAAGTATCGGTTTAACATTAGACTTCCATTGATGCATTATCAAGGCCTAAAAATGCACCCCAATTTTCTGCGTTACCTTTAGCGTAACAGTCCTCGAATGTACCAGTGCATGAGGAATCACCACCAGAATATCGACAACGTGATTTTTTAAACCGAACTGGGTCTGCATTTGGACAAATACTTGAAGAAAATTCCCGTAAAGGTATGCGCTTATGCATCGGATTCGGTGCACCTAATGTGAAATAGATCCAGTTCGAATCACACTTTGAAGTCAGGTTTTCATAATCAACTTCTAACGCCGGTATAGCTTCACTTAAGAAGTCATTATTAACTTTAATTAACTTTATGTCAGCATTCGCAGCCCCATTAGTCTCTTGAAGTAATGTATATATTGTAGAATTCAAAGCCGATGTGCGAAGTGTGATCGTTGGAATAGTACCTGTACTATTTACATCTCTTGCACCTACTTGTAAATCATCTGGACTATACAGATCACTTCCGTAGTCTACTTCCTCATTATTATCGGTTATTCGTTGCGTAGTTTCACTCGGCACAGCGATTTGCACACACCATGACCACTGATTCTTATCCATCGGGTTGAGTAAACTCTCCCGAAAACTATCTGGTAACGTTACAGTCATCATCGGTCCTTTACATTATTATATTAGTTATCCACTCGCCCAATTTCGATATAATCATTATCTGCTTGAACATATAAAATAAGTACATCATCAAGTGCAGCCGTCCAGGACGCAGATAAATTAAAATTGCCGCTATCACCGATAGTAGAGCTGTTTGAATCACTACCACCGATAATACGCACGATTAATCCTACAACTGGGTTATCTAAATCTGTGATCGCTGTGGCCCCTGTGTTGGCAGATGTAACGTAAATAGTGCCCGTCGAAACATCAGGCGTTACGTCATCTGCCGCTATTGTAGTACTAGTGAAAGATACAACGCCGTTACTACTCACAGTCACATTAGAGGCATCACTACCTAACTGCCAAGTGCCGTCTTTCTTAATATCACCGGACCGTACCCAAGTAATAGTTCCATCAGCAGCACCTGCATCGGTATTATAGAATCGTATTTCTCCCGAAGTAAACTGGATCAGAGAAGCCTCATCAGCGACTATGTACTTATCTATTCCAGTATTAGTATGTCGAAAATTCTGGCCAATGAAGTAGCTATCGCCTGCCGCAGGGGTTGTTTGGGCTGACAACGATGCTGTCCCACCGATCTGTATCGCCGTAAAATCTGGAGATGTACGCCAGTCTGTTTCTGGAGTAACACCGATCCCTACGTCAGCACCCTTAAGGTGCCACAGGTTATTCGTGTCATCGAAAGTTTGTAGTGGCCCTGCTGCTTGGCCTATAGTTCCACCATTTTTTACGGTTAAAACAGAGACTCCTGCTTCTAAGTTTCCGGACGTATCGGTGTGTATTGTTCGGTAATCCCGTAGTGATTCAACAGTTCCGTCATAGTGAAAATCAGCCCAGGAATCAGTCCAGTTGCCTGTTATCGTAAGCTGGTTGACGTCATTAACATCAAAAGCGCCACCACCCGCCGACGCCATATCGTTAAACGACACATATAAGGTTTGTGTGCCATCACCGTAGCCAAGCATACAATTTTTTCCAGCATTATGCTCGAAGTGGACATTATGGAAATTAAAAAAGCCTTTTTGTGCCCAAAGACCGGCAATTGTTGAGCGTCCACTTGCTGTCTCAATTGTGCCACCAAAAAAGTTATTCGTACCACCCTCAGTGGAGTAAATATTATATTCATAATTTGATTGATGCGTGCAATTATACCAATTAGTGATCACAGAAGCGTTATCATAAGGAAACGTGACGCCTATGTCATTGTTCCACGTATATACGTTAGTGTAATTTGCGTAAAGTCCACCGCCATGCTGAATAGCTATGTCGTAATACGCGATTTCTACGTTTGTCATGGTAACGTGTTGCACTTCGTCATCAGTAGTGTCCTCTCCGAAAGAGAAACATATACCCTGTTGGTTTAGTGCTGATTCATATGAACGAAAATCTGTGAAGATGGCTGCCGATGCTTTGTCGATATCGATAAATATATCACCAACAGCTTGAGCAGTAAAGACAAAGTGCGTTTCGTGTGGCCCCTGTCCTCTAATATGTATTTTATTGCCGCCGCCTGTAATGTTCTCTACTATTGTGCCGTTGAAAAAGTACTGACCACAACCAAATTCTACAACTAATCTTTTGTTGTTTGTAAAACTGATTATAGGCGCCATTGCACTGGTGTTATTAGTTTCGATAGATGCGGTTGGTGTGGACTCTGATGTTGTGACACCAAACCACTCAGGAAAAACAGCGTCAATTTTGGGGCTACCTGTTACAGTCATCGAATCATAATTAAAAATAGTAGTCCGGCCTGCGACCAGTCCGCCATCTATATCTATAATTGCTGTGCCATCCCCCTTGAGCCACGCACCAGGCTCAAACTTCAGCGTAACATCATTAGGCACCGATATAGACGTCGTAAAATAATAAGCTGTTAAGGATGATGGGAAATACACTGTACCATCAACAGCCTGAGCAGCGGTAATAGCTGCTTCTATAGAAACTTCATCATCTGTTACCCCGTCGCCAGTAACACCGTAATCTCTTACGTCAAAAACGTGGTCTAAATTAACATCCCCTTTCCATGTTACCCGCTCTGCATCGGATTCCGTACCTTCTATCATAGGAACCCAGTTAGCATCTACAGATACTCCGGTTTCTGTAGTCCAGTCAGTACCATCCCCCACCATAATGATACCGTTAATAGGAATTAACGCTGCGATATCATCAAGATTATCGTCCCAAGCTTGCACATTTTTACCAATAGCGTCACCTGTTAAAGTATTGATCGTCGCTACTTTAGCTTTTAACTCATCAGCAGTTATTTTTCCGCGGTATGCTATATCAGCTACGCACACACTACAGAGCACTAAGGAAAGTATGATCGATCTTTTAAACATATTACTGCCTTTCTAAAGTTAATTCAAATCCAAGTACGTATAAGCTTTGATCATGATAATCATCTGATGCATCAGCGTTTCTCTTTAAAATACCCTTAACAATACTTCCGCTGGAAAAAGTTAATAAAAATCCGTCGGTGACCTGTGATTGTTGTAGTAAATAATTTGTAGTTGGAACTGTAAGAGCATAGACAGCAGTTGATCCTGTCCGTATATCACTACCAGAAGATAATGTAGTTAAGCCGAATAATGTTTGAAAAGATCCTGATCCCTTTTGTCCACTGTAAGATATTTTAGTTCGTATTTTATAAGTGCCAGATATAATACTAGGTGGCATTACTACTGTAAACCCGATTTCAGAATCAACATCATTTGGTAATTTCCACATCTCAGTAGGATACAGATCAATGTACTCAATGTAGTCAACTGCTTTTGAATCAGGATCAGTGTTATCTGATAATCGTACATATATCGTAGAATATCCCAAGCTATCATTATCTGCATAATCCCACTCTTCAGCAGATAATGAACCGGCAGTTGCGGCATCTAAAGAGAACCCATCTTCGTACACTTCTTGTGGTGCGTCTGCTATTAAAGGGTCTCCACTGGCTGCAAGTGATACGTAGTACTCATTTGTACCAGAACTAGAAGCAGTCCACTTAAACCCATCTCCAACTAACGAAAGCCGCGAGGATCGTTCAGGTGAACCAGAAATTTCGTGTATATTATGCGCTGGTATAAACATAGAAGTGTCCTCTATAGTATCGTTTGATATCGTCACTGAACTGTACTGTTTAAAGTGTTGTGTAACATTCCAAGAATTAATGTCGTTATTAGATGACCAATTCAAAACACTATTAAATCTAACAACGTATGTTGTGTTATCATCTGGGTTTAACCAAAAAAACTCAGTTGCTTTATTTACAGCATAAAAAGTATCTAGTGTATCTTTATCCGTATCAGTTACATTACGTAATTCATGATTAAAATAAATCGTGTTAAGAGTTTTAGTACTAATAACAATAGGTGCGCCGCTTATAAATTGTTTTTTATTCACACTTTGCGCATGGCCAGACTCACTCCATCGTGAGACCAGACCATAACTAGATATTGTAGGATAAGTGTTTAATATAGGCATTAAGCTACCAAAGATATAGTTTGAATAAACTCAATATCAACATTCCAAGAATTGATATCGTTATTAGATGTGTATGTTGGAACATTTTGAAAAGCTACGATGTACACAGCACTTGTTCTAGGACGTGTCCAATAGAACTCTTTATCTTTATTATTATTGTAAAAAGTTCGCAGAGACTCTTTATCAGTACTAGTAAGGTTAAACAATAGAAATTCAAACGAAACCGCATTAAAAGTCACTTCAGTATCTACAAAGGCATCGCCGGTACTACGAGCACCACTTGTTTGTGTGTGCTCGTTCCAACCACGAACTGAACCGACTGTTGATAGTATAGGAAATGTATTCATTATGAGGTCGCTAACTGCCGTACTTTTGATTGTACAGACATATTTGTATCAGCGAGCCTTAACCACACTTCCATAAATCGCTGATCGTTTTCGATGTATTCTCTACGCTTTCTTTCTACAAGGGGCTGTCCCTCATAATGTAAAGTCAATGCTACATTACCACCGGATTTTTGATCAAGCGTCTTACCTACACCAGAGAACTCTTCACCTTTATGAATCAAAGCCCAACCAGTTCGTTCTACACGACCACCGTCAGCAGCTTGAGCTGTAGCAGGTACTGCAGCGGTAGTTCCAGGTATGGCACTTATAAATCCTTTAGCAGCTGAAGTAAAAGCACCGCCAAGCCCTTGAGCTAGCGGTCTGATTAGTGCAATTCTTAAAGCTTCATAATAAACTTCTTTAAGAACGTTCTTCACTGTGTCGGCCCAGCCCTCCCAGTTCTGTGCCATTTGCATCAAACCGTTTTCAGTGATTGAAGAAATACTTGTCTGAAATTCTTGGAACTTCTGTATTGCTGAAGCTGAAAAGGACTTAGTACTCTCAGCTACGCCCTCTTGTAAGTGCTCGATTTTAGGTGCGATCTCTTCAATTGTATTTTTAAGAGCTTCAGCTTGCGTTCTTAAACTTTCGATTACTTTAAGCGAAGGATCCGTATCACTAAGACCTGATGACATCTCTTTTAACCAAGTAATGAATGAAGTTAGATCAGCTTTTGCTTGTTGAATATTTAAGTCTATTAACTCTTTAAAAGACTGCCCTGTGAACTTAGCGACTTGATCGAGTTCTCTTTTCATACCCTTGAACTTACTTGGCACTAATTTTACCATACGATCAAGATTAGCTGATAAACCATCCCGACCTTCTATAAAATCTTGCATCCAAGTATTCGCATCACCTTCATTAAACGAACTACCGGGTCCTAGCATTCCACGCTGCATTTGTTTATTCGTAGCGTTCCAAAAGCCCGCAATGTCTTTAGCTAACTCACCAAGGCTAGCTGTGAATGCTCCAATAACATGGTTCCAATTTTTAATAATCCATTCATACCCAGTTTTAAATACAGCTACTACATTTACCCAAAATTCACTAATCACATTTAAGAAACTCTGTAGAGTATCTCGCATACCTGCGAAGTTATTTCGCCACACTGTCGCTAAAGAATAAACGCCTACTCCAATCGCTGCAATAATCGCGATTATCGGTAAAAGCTTAAGCTGTAATGCTACTATAATTGTGATCGTAGCTTTCATGAACAACAAAGCTTTAATCAAAAAACCCATTGCGATTAATACAGGTCCAGTCGCAGCTACTATTAAAGTCATATTTATCAGTAATTGTTGAGTCGCAGTACCAAGGCTTAAAAACCATAAAGAAACTTCTCTAACGATCTGTCCAATTTCAAGTAACTTTGGAGCAAGCTTTTTACCGATAAACCTGAACACTGCATCAACATGATGTTTAGTTAGTTTCATCTGATTAATGAACGCTTTAAGTTGCTTATTAGCTACTTCTTCAGTGATGCCACCCATACTTTTTAATTCTTTATGATATTCTCGAATCGCATCCGCAGTTCCAAGAAGAGGCGTAATAGCTTTTTGTGACCTCGCTTCAAAACCTAAAATAGCTAAAGACGCAGCACGAGCTTCCGGCGACATTTTACCAAATGAATCAGTTAAGTCTTGAATAATATCAGCTAATGGTCTATAACTTCCAAACTCATCAAACACATCTATGTCAAAAGATTTCCAAGCTTGACGGTTATCAAAAAAGCTTTTAGTCATAAGTCGTAACATCCGACCAAACATGTTACCAGCTTCTTCAGCTTTGAGTCCTTGATCAGCGTACGCAGCTAAAACAGCTACGCCTTCTTCAAGCTGAATGTTCATTGATCGCATCGCTGCGCCTGCATCGCTAGTTAGTGCTTTACTAAATTGCTCAACAGTAGCATTAGCTAAAGTGTTAGCACCAACAAGAGTGTCTGTAACTCTGATCATGTTCTCCATATTTTTAGTAGCATCAGCAGCTTTTAAACCTAAAGCACTTTGCGCATCAGTCGCTAAATCTGTAGCGGTTGCCATATCAAACGCTCCCGCTGTGGCAAAAGACATTACTTTCGGCAACGCAGCCATTGACTGCTCAACATTAAGTCCAGCAGATGCTAAGTAAAAGTAAGACGAAGCTAAATCATCTGCTGATTTATTACTTTCCAGTGATAAAGAAGTGGCAAGTTCTTTCATTGAGCTTTGCATCCCTGTAGATACGTCACCCATGATCGATAAACTTTCAGTCATCTTCAAATCAAAACTACTAAACGCTTTTTCAGCTTTCCTTAATGCTAATGTTATCGGCAAGGTTACACCAAGAGACATCTTAGTGCCCATCGATGTAAGATTTTTAGACATCACCTGCATCTTAGATTCGATAGACCGCATTCCTTTTACGAAGTGCGTGTCGTTAAGTTTAAGATGAACTAATAAATTGCCTAAGTCTAAACCAAAAGACATTCTAATCCTTTCGAGGAGGTTGTCGTTTCACACTTGCCCATGCTAACCATCTCTGCTTTATTCTGCTTAAAGTTTGCTTGTAAGACTTTTTAATTTTCTTCGGCTTATCTGTTTTAAATTTTAATAAAAATGGATCAAGCGTGACGCTTTTTGGATCTTTTGAGTTACTTGCTACGATCATTCTAGCAATGTTAGCTAAAAAGTAATCTTCTCTATGAAAGCTGTTAACCTTAAGTTGTAGATATTGTAACCAATCTAAGAACTCAGTTGAGGAAGTCTCTAGTTGGCACCTTTGTTTAGACATATGAAGGTGTGAAGCTAGTTCGTGCCAAGCAAGAGTTTCCCCTTTCATTCGTTTTTTGATTCTGTATCAGTACCTTTGTCTAAAGCGCTCATGCTTTGAGCTTTTTCAAAAAGAGCATTAAGAACTTGAGAAGGCCAAGTTTGAAGAGTGTCCTCTGGTACTAATTTACCTGCTTCATCATACACGCACAGCGAAAGTAAGCCGGACTGTAAACCTTCGTAATTTGACAACCCTTTAGTCTTACCATCTTCAGTGAACTGCATACGTCCACCCATGTTATTTAAGTATGCGTCCCGCTCACGCCCGTCAAGTTCTTTTAAAACAAACGTACGAGCGATGTCATCTAAACCAGTAACTTGAAATTGCTCTTCTTTAAGTATAAGTGAAAAATACATAGTCATATTCCTTTTCTAAATCTTACTATAAATGAAGTAGTACACTATGCTTCTGTTAGTACAGGAGCGATCTCTGCATCATCAGCGTCGCCATTCATGTTCGACGGTATGAGTGAAACATTCGCAGTCGGTTGAGCACCTTCAACCTGAGAGTTTGGAGTAAATGAGTCAACAAATCCCCAAAATACTAACGTTGCTCCATCTGGAAACGTTATAGTTATTTCTTGATTATCATGAACCATATTTACCATTTCGGTATATAGTCCAGGATTCCAAGCTACAACAATCGGTGCTTCAGTTAGAGTTTTTAAGTTCTTAGGGGCTAACGTTCTCCAAGTTTCATTACGCATTGTAGACACATCATTTGCTCCACCACCAGATACACCTGGAGGCGTTACTTCTTTTTCTTTCATAACAAGAGTTATGATCGCAGCACTCGTTAACTGCGAAGAAGTAAACGTAATAGTAGTTTGATGCCCATCATTCATTACAGCCATATTCAATTCCTTTCAATTTATTATCTGTTTATCTATTAGTCATTGAGACGATAAAGTTTTTTGTAAACTTATTTAATATTCTTTGACCTGTTGGTCCAAGTGTCACTATAGCGGACGTTGATGTTATAGTATTCACTGTATAAGTATAAGTATTAACTATAACAGCTTCGTTGGCTATTCCAGCAAATGCAGTATTAATACTATTTATCAATTGCCACGCTGTTAAGTAGTTTTTACTCCTAACCCTAACCCGTATGCCGTTATGTGTTACACGATCGCCCTGCATGCCTCTGCTTTCTTCAATTCCTGGCGTATCGTATACTACAATACATGTATCTGGTTTATCAGGTTCATGATTTATAAATACTGGATTAGCAGCGTTAGCAGACGGAAGAGTACCTGAAGCTAAATTTTCGATCAACATCTCAGCGATAACATATGATGTTGGTAGTGTATTAGCTGTAACCATTTAGCTCCTTTCGTTAGTTGTTAGTCATCGATACTATAAAATTTTTAGCAAGTTTATTAAGTATTCTCTGACCTGTTGGTCCAATAGACACTATATCAGAAGTTGATGTTACCGTATTTATTGTATAAATATGCTCACTCGCTGCAACTTCTTCATTGGCTATACTAATAAATTCACTATCAATATTATTCAATAGTTGCCACGCTGTTAAATAACTTTTTCCCCTGGTACGTATTTGTATGCCGTGATGTATACAAAGGTCACCTTGCATCCCTCTAATTTCTTCAATACCGGCCGTATCATAAATCGTTATGCATGCATCTGGCTTATCAGGTTCGTGACTTATAAATACTGGATTCGTAGTATTGGAAGATGGTAGTGATCCTATGCTCAATTTTTCTATTAGCATTGCAGCAACAATATATGAGGCTGGTAGTTCATCGCCGCCTTTTGGATATGTGCCCATTTCAAAAGGTGGGGCTAGTGATAATAAGTCACCAAGTAACATTAGTTAGAGGCTCCTTGAACCTGTACAGTAGTTGTTGTAGGGCTCATTGTCTGAGTTGTTACAGCGGTTGTTCCGTCATTCCCGTACGTAGTTAACGTTGTGCCAGAAATACCAACTTTCATAAAGAATCGTCGCCACAGTTGATCCTGTCGAGCTGGCCACGTTGTAGCAACTCCAGACGGTGCAGTAGTTGGAATTAAATCAAGTCCCGTAGATGCTAAACTGTATCCGGTTTTAGTTGTTACAACCGTTGATGTATCTACAAGAGTTACGTTATTAACGTCGTCAGATCCAAATATGAAGTAATCAGCAGTTGGCATCGTTCGTGCATTAAATTGCGATACACTTGGAGGAACTACTGTATTTGCAGAATCTGTTCCACGCATATCTGTATTTGTTGTGGTGACATCTACAAGAGTTACGTTATTAACGTCGTCAGAT